GCAGCTTGAGCCTGTTGATTAGCCCCTGTCAAATCTCCAACCAAACCACCAATTGCATTAGTAATAAACGACATTATTCTCTCCCCATCATTACCATAGACCGATAAACACCGTCTCTAAGGTAAGCCTTGCTAATCCTACCCTCCTCGACAAATCCGCACCGTAGTGCCAATTTTAACGCAGAGGTGTTCCATTCACCAATAGTTCCAAGGAACTTTCTTGTTCCTTTTTGCCTCATTTTCTCAAGACAATCTAAAAAGAAAGAATCTACTCCTTTTGCCCCTTTCAACATACAAATGTGAACCTCGTACATTGTCGGAGTTGAGGGTCTAAACATCACAAAACCATGCGTATTTGTGTAGTAAATCTCGCTCTCTTGATACCCAAAATTCTCTTTTTTAATTCCGTCAACCTTAACCCACTTCCAAACCCTGTCATCTTGCATGACCGATTCAATAAAATCTTTCACAAAATGATCCATCTTGAGCCACTTGGAACGGTAATTGTCACCCCTGAACTGATTGTTACCGGCCCTGCTGAGTGAGCAGAATACCCACTTGGGATTGAATAAGTCGTGCCAATTGTCTGATTATTAACAAAAATACCGCCTGATGCACTCAAAATAGGCGCAGTACTACCACTAGGGTAAGTACCAGAAACCGTTAAATTACCAGTTATGTTTAAAGAACCAGTAGTCGGTACTAAAGTATCGGTAACTGCATTTTCGTTGATAGCCATGTTATACGTCCGTTGCGCCTTGGTATTGACTCATTGTTTTTAACACTTCATAGATTGCAGGGAGCAGATCACCCTTTCCTGCTATATCAGCTAATCCAATGTAATGAGCGTGTTCTTGGACTGTGCTCATATTAGATTCTCTAGCATTTTTGTCGTAATGGACTGCTACTTGGACTTGGATATTATCCTTGTTACCAAAGAAATTAGTCACTCTGGCGTATGCCTGTGGAGCAGGACTGCCAAATTGTGTTTGTGTTAAGTTTAGTTGTAATGCCATTATCCGACCTCTACTGTTTCTAATTTACAAACCCAATGTATTGTAGTGCTTGCTACACCAGTAGCATTGATACTAATTGCTTTGTTTGTATTATCTGCGGTTGCAGAAACTGCCCAAGTTGATGCGCTTGATGTATATCCTATTGTAATTACTGTTGGAGTTCCAACAAGAGCTACAGTTCCACTTGTATTTTGAATTGAACCTAATATTTGATAAGAAGCAGTATCATTTGTTGATGTGTTTCTACCAGTAATTAAAGCTCTAAAAGTGTACGCATAATTTGATGGAATAACTGCTTGATTTAATGTTCCTGCGGTTCCAGAATCAGCAGTCAAAACAACTAAAGTGGCAGATGTGCTTGTATTTCTAAGTGTGTAAATTCCTGTTTGAGCATCGCCTTGAGCAGAAAATTCACCAGATGCGTAGGCTTGTGCGCCTGTCACACCTCTAGTTATTGCTGATTTACCTCCTAAAATTGAAGACCAATCCCCAGATGCGGTGTTCCTATTACCGCTTGTACCTGCATCACCCCCACCACCTACAAAACTATAAGAGCCTGTTGCTTGGTTGTTTCCTCCTCCTACTACTACTCCATGCGGAGTGTAGAAGGATAAAGTTGCAGTTCCTGAACCAGATGCCACCTGAGAAAGTGTGAGTGAAGTTCCAGATATTGCGGAAACATAAGTAAAGTTAGATATGTATGTGCCAGAAATAATTTGACCAACTTTAATGGAAGCATTTGAACCACTAAGCGTAACTGCGGTAGTTCCATTCATTGTTGCAGATTGCGTTGTTACGGCTGAAGTAGCCGTTCCACTATTTGTGTAACCACCACCAATAAAGTTAAATACGCCACTTGCTGTATTTGAAATGCCACCAACTAATACACTATAAGTATTTCCTCCATTGGTGCTTGAAATTGTGTTTGAACTTCCACCACCTAAAAAAGAATAATTCCCTGAATTTGAGTTATATCCACCGCCACCAACAACGGCTTGGGTTGCAGAAGAAGAATTGCTTGTTCCACCCATGATCACAGAATAAGAAGCAGAAGCTACATTACCTGCAGAACCCCTACTTGTCTGCCAATCCACCGCATTAGCACCTCTAGCATTACCTCCTGTAGCAGTAGATGTAGTCTGTTGGGCTTGTAGTGCTCCTGTTCCTGCGGGTTGTAGGATTAGGTTTCCAGACTGATCCATCTCAATACCCATATTGCCATTAAATGACAATGATGGATAACCATATACAGCAGATGATGTAGTTACAGTATATGCCGTTGCAGAAGACCCAGTATTTAATTGAGCACCCCAAGCATAAAAAGTTCCATTTGCAGAACCTAAATACAAGTTAATAGTTGATGTTGTTGAACTTGTAGTTATAGTTGCGGAAACTCTTGTCCAACCACTAGCAGTAGTTGTTGCGGTTGTAGCATAACTTCCACTTGAGTTATCTCTAATAGCAACACTTACTGTTGTTGAAGTTCCAAATTTAATATAACAAGAGAATGTGTATGTTGTGCTAGAAATTATAGAAATAGCATTTTTATATACATTGTTGCCGTTAAAAGAAACGTCTGTCGCACTTGTAATTGTGCTTGCAGTTGTTGTTGAATCAGGTGCTACTGCCGTATTTTGTGTACTTGTTGCAGTACCAGAATTAACCCAACTTGTTCCTCCTATTAATTGTGAATAAGTTATTAAGTTTGATGGGCTACCTATTAAATTAGCAGTCTGTCCTGTAATAGTAGTAAACGTCCCTGCTGATGGTGTAGTACCACCTATTACTGTGTTGTCTATTGTTCCACCAGTAATTGCTACAGATGTAGCATTTTGAGTGGACATTGTCCCTAAACCAGTTATTGCAGTATTTGGAATTGTGGTTGATGCAGTCATTGCACCTGTGCCATTTCCATATACATAACCAGTAAGGGTAGTAGCTCCAGTTCCACCGTTACCAACCGCCACAGTTCCAGTTACGTTAGTAGCGTTTCCGCTAATGTTTCCTGTTACTTGAGAACCAGGCAAACTAAGTGCGCTAAGTGTCGTTAGAGTTGAATTGGAAGTTGCCGTAATATTTGCAGCAGTTCCGGTTGTATTCTGATTGAACGTAGGCCAAGTAAACGTACCAGTTGAGAAATTACCAGACTGAGGAGTTCCAAGGATAGGAGTAACCAAAGTCGGTGAAGTCGCTAAAGCTACAACCGTTCCAGAACCAGTCGTTGAGTAAGATGTACCCCAAGCACTACCAGTCGAATTTGGTATTCCTGCGCCTGGATAAACCATCGTAGATGACGCATTAATTGTGATTGCAGTTGAACCGTTATAAGTTGACCCACTGCTAAAAGTTACATTTGTTCCTGCCGTAAGGTTAGCTAAATTAGACCCAAGGGAAATCCCTGATATGGTCGAATTAGCCAACATCGTATTACTGACTACTCCTGTGCCTCCAGTATTTATCAAAATACCCGCTACGTTTGGCAATATTGAAATTGCAGATCCTGCAACTGGAGATGCTTGTAAAGTAGCCGTTCCGCTTACCGATCCTGCCCAAGTCAGTGCAGATAATCCACTAAGTGAAGTTGTCGTGCCTCCTAAACTAATAGAAGTCGATCCAATCGTAAGTGAACTGTTAGCCAAATCAGCGTTAACCAATGATCTAAATGTGGGAGTTCCAGACGATCCGTTTGGTGCAGCGAAAACCGTATTAGCCGTTTCACTTGCTAAAGTAGCCGTCAAAGTGCCCGAAGTTGTAACTGGAGAACCGCTAACAGTAAATATTGACGGCAAAGACAAACCTACGCTAGAAACCGTACCCGATCCTGTAGCTGAGAGTGTTCCCCCCGAGAAAGTCACTCCACTACCAATCGTTACATTTGAGAAACCACCCGATCCATTACCATAAAGTAAAGATGTGCCGGAAGTTTGGGGCGCAGGAGTATAAGTCAATGCCGTAGTTACATCGCTCGAAGTAAGCGTTACAACCCCAGTTCTAGAGTTAAAAGAAGTCACCCCAGGCACTGATTGAACGGAATACTTGATATTTCCCTGAGAAGTGACTATCTGCCAACCGCTTCCATGCGTATAAGTTAACTTGTCTTGTGCGCTGAGTTGGACGTAAATCAACTGATAAGGCGTGGAAGTATCAACCACTTCAATTGTGACGTTGGCTGCAACCGTATCGGTATTTAGCACCGACAACATATCAATATCCCTGGTTGCCCCAGATGCAGGAGCAGAGCAGATTGTGACCGCAGTTGTGCCGTTAGAGTTGGATAGTTGAGTCGAACCCTGATAAGTCGATAAAGTTTGATCTGAATAACAGACGATAACTTGCAGGGGATTGCTAGTCGTAGCTGCCCCTAAGAACATCTGAAGTGATCTATTTACTGTGTCAAGTCTTATCATCCATGCCTCGCAGAGAAAGCGTAACCAGTTGGAGAAGTTCCCCCTCCTGTCGCAGTAAGAGTGCCATTGGTGAAGTTAAGGTTTGCACCTATCGTCACCGGCTCTAATGCGCCACCATTACCGTAAATAATTCCCGAAACCGTTGTATCCAAGGTTAAAGTCGCATTTTGTCCAGGAACTACAGTTCCCGAAAATCCGTTAACCGGCTCAACCGTTAAATTAAAAAGTCCTTCGCTNTGNATTTGAGTCAAGTTCAAAGGAGGAGTATCTGGGCCTCCTGTCCTTTGATAAACCTGAACCAAAAACATCAACCATGTNTGATTTACCGATCCATCACCATTCAGNAACGGTACACCTAGNTGTGGGAGATTGGAGGATAGATTGCTCATTTGTGATTCTGTGCAACGTCAACAAAAGCACCGTTCAGAGCAGTCTTCACCGGATCTGACCATTGCAATTGAAATACCCTATCTCTAGCCATTCCCAATCGCCACCAAGATATCGAAGTCAAATACTGTCCAGTCGTGCCCATCGTTTGACCAACTGGGTTGCCGTAAGTCTTTCCCCGATCATCTGACCAAGATAGATAAACGGTTGCCGGAGCATTGCCCGATTCCATTTCAGCNATAAATTGCTTNTATCTTANACGGTTTGAATCATCGTCTTCGGTGTGGTAGAAACTGCGAACTCTCACAATTGGNCCACCAAAATCAGAATAATTGTTTTGATCTAAAACGTATAAATTGCCGTTTTGCCAGTCTCCAACTACAAGATTTCCGTTAGCAAAAGCAAAACAATTGCTCCGATGACGATTAAAATTACCATCATTGTCCGTCCATAACCACTCATTCCATTGATTGTTAGATAAGTCAAACACCCAAGTCTTATTAGCTTGTGGAAATGTCAATACATAAAAGAAGTGGCCATTTACTTCGTATGTATACCCAATAGCATCTGACAATTTACCGTAAGTCTGAAACTCTTGATCCATCGCAAAGGTAGAGATCTGAACCGCACCAAAGTTTTGACTACGGCAGACATAAGCCTGACCTTGAGGACTTTGAGCCAACCAGTAAACCTCACCGTCCATCTGAGCTATTGAATTAGTCGCAGCGCATCCATATTGAATNAATGAACCTGGGAGAATCTGGAAAGGAAAAGNAGTATTCCCTGCGTTAAACCAGACTTCGGAGGTAAATTCACCCAGTAAGTANATATAACGTCTTGATATACCTATGCCAACCAAATTATCAGGTGAACCAGACTTAGAAGCGTANTNNANNGGGTCAAACTCTGCCGTGTTTACCAAGGAAATGTACCATTCCCGAGTGCCTGGATAGTTACAAACAAAGTAACCATCAACATAATTGACTTGATTTGAACCGTAAAAGCCTGGCTGATTGATGGTCGTGAACGTATTGGTCGTGATGTTGTAGTCGTATCCTGCGCTTGTTCCGTCAACAATCAACAAATCAACCTGATTGTCAACCATCGAAACAGTGCCAGTGGAACTTGCGAGAGTGCCAATAGGACTAAGAATCCAATCAGTGCTAATACTGTAAAAAGTGTTGCCACAAACACCATAAAGTTGATTATTACTTGCATAGTAAAGTCCTCTCCAAGATGTTTGACCCGAACTTGCTACTTTTGTCAGACCAGGCGTGGGATAGTGCGTAAAAGGAAACACCACCCCTTCAGGATTTTGCTCCATGTACAAATTAATGCACCGTTGCGCCCCTGCAATNATACTTTTGGTCTGGTAAGCACCAGTAGTTAGTGCTGCCTTTCCCATTATCCGGCACTACCAACGTAGAAATCTCCATAAATATTGTATGCACCAGACTTTCCTCTGAGTGCTACAGGCATGTGGAGAAGTGG